CCCAACCTCTAACAAACTCACCTCTTAAGTCTGGTACGTTAAATGTTGTTCCACTATCTGATCCATAAGTAGTACCGATAACAGCAAACAAAGCAGCGTAAACTGTTCTACTAACTGAAGCTCCGTTACATTCCAAGTAGTCGGAAGGAACAGTCGAAACAGCTAAACAAAATACTGCGCCTGATGGAACACCTTGAACAGAAGTAAAACTAAGAACTCCAGATCCATTTGTTTTTAACATCTGCCCATCCGAGCCATCAGAAGAAGGCAACGTAAAAGTAATACTTGTACCAACAGCAGAAGCAGCTTGTAGTGCTACATAATTACTGCTATCTGAATCTGCAAGTCTTAAATCACCTTGAGCTTGAACAGTTAAGCCGTTACTATCAATAACTGCTCTTTCCGTTCCAGCAGTTGAAAACCCTAGTGTATTTGCTGCCTTCCTGAATATTCCTGTATCTGCATCTCCATCAAAAGCCAATGCTGGAGTACTAGCTCCCGATGAGTCATCAGCAAATAATACACCGGTCATTGTGCCACCAGATTTAGGTAGCAAACCTAGATTATCTTCCCCTACATCTCCTATCTCTCTAAAATTCGACCCATCATAGATCTTTAGTTTATCGTCACTAGATTTCCCATAAAACATAAATTTTACAGGATTACTAGGATCTGAACCACCGCTATTGTTTGTTCTTACCGCATCAAAAATACTATTTATATCAGCACGAACCACGTTTCCTGCTGCATTATCAACGGTATAGTTTGTGACCTGAGACACTAATCTTCTACAGTTTTACCTATTCTATACCCCTTTGCCGAAACCTACAGCCTGATAACTAAAGTTTCTGTTTAAGCTTGATCCTCCGTTCTTAAAGTGAACAGTAAAACCTGTGCCTGATACATTTGATAATTCAAAGAAATCTCCTGACTCCATACCTTGAGCCGTAATACCGATTGAAGGTAAATAAGCATTAGCACCACCAAGACTTGCCGTTCCAACAAAGAAAGGTTTAGAGAAAGTTATATTTTTAGCTCCTGATCCAGAAGCAATCGTTGTTACACTTTGCTCTGTTCTAGATTGAAGAATTGCCGAATACCCTAGCTGTTGAACATTGATATTTTGGTTAGTATTTGTTGTCAGTAAATTTGCTTTAAACTGAAACGATCTTGCTTTAAATTCTCCATTAGCGAAAGCATTAAAAGCCCCATAATTAGAAGCATCTGTACTTGTTTTTACGTACACTTGGCAGTCAGTATCATTAGCAGGGTCTCCGTCGAAATTAACAATATTATCGAAATTAGGAACATCATCAATATTGTTACCAATAACAACACCTAAACTTTGAATATGTCTTTTTAGTGTCAGTGTAAATACACCACCTAAATCTAAAGTATCGGCAAAGGCATAAGTACCTGTTGCGTTAGACGCAGGATTCGTTAGTTGTAATGCTCCACTGCTATATGAAACATTTGTTTTCGTGCCACTAAACGGAGTGCTTAGTAAATCCTCTCTTTTGGTCAAAACAGCTAGTTGTTGTCCTAAGTCTGGAATATCTATAACAACACTTGCTTCTCCAGCAGAAAAACGCCCTCCATCATCCTGGAACTTTAAAATATACTCACCTTCTAAAGCCGGAACGATGGCTTCAGAACTGGTTCCTGCCAAAGCTGAAACTAGATCGACTGAACCTGCAAACGTACCAGAACCATCGGTCTTGTTGGAGTGTCTGACATAAACACGACCCCCATGTAAAACGTCAGCATCAATTGATTTATCCCATCTCAACCTCATTAAGTGGTCTCCAACTGGTTCTGCTGTTAAATTCTGGACATCTGCTGGTAAAGCTGTTTTACCTTCGGCAGAGAATGATCTTTGCAGAGATGTATTCGAAATCTCTAAAGCTGCATTGTAAGAAAATACCTCAAACTCATAAGTCCCTAATTCAGAATTATCAATCGTTATATCTGGTCTGAAAACAACCTGGCTTTCATAGTTTCCATTAGAAAAACGATAATGAATTAAATATTGACTAACACCAGGAACAGGAATCCATGTAACAAAAAGCCTTGAAATAGCAACTCCATTCCTTACAACGGTCCTTTCGTCAAAATTTAGCTCAGTAGGAGGAGAAGCTGGAGCGTTTAATATAGAAATATTCCTTGATGGTAAAGTAAAACCATCTTCAATATTTGCGTACTTATTTGGTCTATAAGATAATGCTGTAACTTTATACTTAATAGCGTCTACTTCTTCTACTGATACTACTCTAAACTTTTGAGCTTCTATGGTGTCGCTAACTAAAAACCATATTGCATTAACATTAGGAACTTCAGAAAGCGCAGAAGATAAAGTTATAACTCCATTTGTAATACTCAAAACACTTTTTGTTTCAACAGAATTATCAGGCATGACTACGCTAATCTTCTGATTTGCTCCTCCAAATGTCGATAAGTCCTGCGTATCATCGACAGTAATTGCAGTAGTAGTTGCAGTATTTATACGACCAGATCGCCTAGCACCACTACGAACTGGATCATTTACATCTATTACAGATCCAGGTCTAATAGAAACACCGGCATCTAGTGATGTATTAAAAGTAACAATCTCGGACTCATGTTGTTCAGCAAAAAGTATAGCTTTTCCTAGTCTTTGAGCTTGTCCTCTACTTGTGCAAGCAAAAGCCTTTATATCTTTTTTAACAATACCTAGTTTAGCTTTAGCAGCACTATCTTCTACAATCTCATAATCTATTTCCCTAGAATCCATATTATAGTAACTAACAGCTATTACAGAATGTCTTGTTTTAAGTGACGATCCAGAGTAGGAGAAACCTTCTTCAGTTACGTTTGCGAGACTAAAAAGAAAACTTGCGTCAGTCGGTTTATCCTGTGTAATTGTTATTGTTCCTGCACTCCATATAGGCATACATCTCATCACACTGCACAACTGTTCTATTACATTAAACGCTTCATTTGTAGAGACAATATTAACATTACAACTAAATCTAGCTTCAGTACCTCCAAAGCCATCATCAACTAAAGTGTTTGCAAACTTAGAGGCATTAACAAAACTAAATAGATCTAAATTGCTGTCATTTATGTGATCTCCTAGACCATATCTAACAGTTGTAAGAAGATCAAGTAACACCATTGCAGGACATGAACACCACTGCGCTGCACCCATAGTGCCATTAAATATATAACCACTTGGGTATATAATTCTTCCTGTATCATTATCAACGGTAGGCGTTCCAGAATTAGAAGCTCCTGCACCTGGAATCCTGACTTTTATACCTCTAATTCTATACTTTCTATTCGGAATATTACTTATTATTTTACTATCAAGAGTTAAAGCAAGATAGGCACTATTAGGGTAGGACCGATGTTCATCTACCAATTCCTGCATAGAAAGTACATTAAACGTATCTCGAATAGCTTCATTAGACGTATGGTCAGCCGTTAACCTTTCAATTTTTATAGTTGTTGGTCTCGTATCACTGGTTAAAGTTATTCGATAATCTTTTGAGTAGGAGTCGCCTGTTCTACCTGTAATCGTATCTCTAAAAACTTCTGTAAAACCGTTTCCAATACCATACTCAACACTTGCCTTTAAAGAGACAGAACGTCCTAATAGATCACCGTTATCTTTTGACTCTTGTAATTGAGGAAAGTTTATAGTTACACGAACTGCATCCGTATTAGCGTTAGTTATTTCTTGAGTAGCAGGACTAGCAGCAGTACATGGTTTAGGGAAACCTGCTATGGGGCTGGAAGATTGTTCTATGCCTCCCATGTAAACTTGATTTGACGTACCAAAACGAGCTTTAAAACCTACATCTTGATAGTTGTATTGGGTACTTTGAGGGTTTGTAGAATCTGCTGCTGCTTGCAAAACAGGAGTATTGTCTAGATAAACATCTTTCAAAGCAGCATTGTTATAAGCAGCCGTGCCCTTTGTCCTTCCTTCTCTAGATGCAGTAGCCCACCCTTCTATCTCTCCTTCACTTATTAAATCTAAAACTGTTAGAAATTGACGGCTATTTAAAGTATCAGGAGCACGTGTTGGCTTAGGAGGAGGTTTAGGTCCGAAAAATCCGCCTGAACCTCTTATTAACTTTGTCATGCTGATACCTGATCAGTAGTTAAGTTCATACTAATAACTGTAGAACCTGTAAATATTTCACCGTAAACAACGGGATGCGTACTACCTGCTCTTGCAGTATTTGAAGTACCCCCGAAATCAAAGGATATTCTAGGATCTTGATCATCTTCTTTATCTTTAGGCATAGGAAATAGGAGACCAGCTACCCCACTAAGAAGTAAAGCAATACCTATATTTCCTGCTGCTGCATAAATAGCACTACCCCCATAAGCACCAAAACCCAGTGATCCTTTAAGCCATAAACCAGCACCGGGAGCAGCTATGGCTATACCTATAAGAATTACTCCTGCAATTATCTTTCCTGTGTTACCTCCTGCACCCCTTATTACAGGTACAATCTTTATTTCTTCCGATACAGGATAATGTATTTCCTCCTCCCCTATATCCGTACCATCTGTTAGAACTTGATACTCTTGCTTATTCATATGCGCCTCTAGCTGAGGCCAATTCATCAACAAAAATCTTATAGCATCCCCAACATTACTAACATTGGCATCCAGTTCACTATGACCTGTGATCTCTTTTAGATCACCGTACAATTTAACTGTTTTCAACATAGCGATACCTGCCTCCCGTACATTTTAGCAACCATTCAGAGTATGGTTCCTGACAACTTAAGCGATCTGCTAAGTGATGTAAAACTTCCCCGTTTAAAAAGATTGCAGCATGATTTAGACCTGGAGCCATAATAGACATTAGTAAAACATCTCCATTCTCTAGTTTTTCATTCGGTTTTAATAAACGAAACCCTGCTGACAGTAAAAAAGTATTTCCATCCCCATCTTCTTCCGATACTGGATTTTCTATAAACTCATCAGGTGTAATGGGTCTCGAACCTTCAATCAACTCAGTCCCTTTTTCCTCTAAATACCAATCTCTAACCAAACTCCAGCAATCAGTAACTCCCCAACACCAAGGTCTTCCTTTTAGTGCTGGCTTATATCCTTCCGGTTCGTAGTACCCCCATTGCTCGCTTTTAGGATTAACAATATGCCAAGGTAAACCACTAGCCTCGCAACTGATACGATCAGCCTCACTAGCTGCTGCTGGAGTAGTCGGATGTGAATGAATAACACTTATTATCTGACCTAAACTATCAGCTTTAACGTAATCTTCCGGGTCCAAAATGAAACATTGGTGAGAATACGTAGATAAATTACGACAGGGATAATATACCTTTTTACCTTTTATATTTAATAGTAAACCAACAGACTCTTTAGGGTCTTCTTCCTTAGCATGTTCTAAAGCTTTCTCCTTCCAATCCATTAAACAAACGTACCAATAGAAGGAAATAGTTCTCTAGTACATTGTCTTTTAGGTAATCTAATTCCTGCTAAATCACTCACACTCGCTAATTCGAAAGTAACTAAATCTCTATTTTCAGCAGATTTTCTATCCACATAATAAATCTCTCTAGGAAACTCATTATTAGCTGCATTTCCGTTACCTCCAGAAAAATTAGCTGCATCTAAAAATTTAGCTAAAGTCCTTATTCTTGTTACTTTTGCACCCGTTAAATCGTTACCTGCTGTTACCTCGTTAACTTCCAACATTAAAGCGGTTATAAGAGATAAAGCATTGCTTATCGTTATCTCTGGTCTAGGTAATTGACCTTGTTTGAAAGAAAAACCAGTGGCCTCTATAGGGTATCTTAAATATGTTTTCGCTTGCCATATAATATCCCCGCTTGTATTCAAATTACTACCTGCGTGAAACCTATATATATTAGTATCGTTATTAGAAGTAGGTACACCTGCCCTACTACCATGTAAATCAGTATCAAAAGTTAATTCGAATAGTTCAATAACTGCAGAAGGATTTGTACTCTGCAAATTATCAATAATAGGATCTAAACTCATGGTTCAAAAACTTCCCTAAATGTCGTAGATATGGTCGCTCTATTTAAGTATGGAATAGACTTACTCCATGATTCACAAACAAATTTAGAGGCTGAACTTTCTCCAGGTGGAGTAAAAGTAAAGCTTTGTTGATCCAAAGCCCTTGCATCTAAAAATGCTTCTATTGTTTCTGCATCTGTTTCAGACACCTTAAAAACAAGAGCATATACTTTCGGATTTGTGTGTGCGTCCAACCCGAATAATATACGATGTTCATATCCGTCTGCAAAACGAACCACACGATTTACAGGATTAGATCTCTTTTGGACTCCATATTGCGGAGTAATCGAAGGAAATGTTGCCATTAACGTGTACTTGCTAGTAGCCCTCCAGGTCTTTGCTGAGCAACAATCTCAGCTTGAACTGCTGCTGCCAGCATACCTCCTAACTCCTCTGCTTGCCCTTTATCTCCCTTGACCTCTGTTCCTGAAGCATCGACATTTACAACCACATTTGTCGATCCTCCTAAATCGTGGTTAGGTATTATAGTTCCCGATCCATCTGGTACGAAAAGCTCTGGGCCTCTTTCTCCTACTATCGAAGGTTTGCCTTTAGGGGGTCTACCTCCGTCAGCAAAGCCAAAGAACTTTTTAGCTCCCGGTAATCCCGAATTAGCTAATAAATAGCTTATACCGTAGTCAAGTATTTTATCGCTTACTGTATTTACTAACTGATTCATTGCTTCATTTATATTCTTAGTTTCATCGAAAGCATCTTTTAACACTTTTACCAAACCACTAGAAATAGCAGAGCCTATCTGCTTGTGCAGAGCTAATTGTCTATCTAATTCCATATTCTGCTCCATAGTCGTTTTAACTTTGTCCATTTCCTTTTTATTAGCCTCCTCTATGGCACCCACCTGTTTCTGGTAATTTTCCAAAGTTTCTTTGGCTATATCCAGTTTCTTTTGATCTTTATTTTCCGTTTCTTCTAGTCTTTTTATTTCCTTTTCTTGTGTAGAGACTTGATCATTAGCTAAAGCTATTGTGGCTTCGTGTGTTCTAGTTAAATTAACCATAGTCTTTGCTATAGCAGGGTTTATACCCTTATTTCTTAACTTTAATATCTCTTTATCTAGGTCAAGACTACCTCGTTTAAGAGTAACTTGCTCTTTAAACTTATCATTAACTTTACTAAGCATCTCAGTGTTACGTCTCTCTATACCTGCTGTAATAATTTTCGGTGTTAATAGTTTTTGTCCTTCCTTATACTCTTCTTCCTTTTGTCTACCTAAATCAGTCCTGATTGCTCTTCCCGTAGCACCTGCTGTGAAATACCCTTCTACCAAACCTCCTGGACCCATTTGAGTTGTTTCATTTATCTTTTTCTCAAATTCCCTATACTGCTTAACCAATGAATGAGATTCTCCGAGTTCTTTTAAACCTGTTTCCGTTAAAACACCTTTTTCGTTTACAAACTGACCAGCAAACTCCGCAAACCCCACCTTCATATCAAGCCAATTCTGTTTGATATTTTTTACAAAATCGTCCATACCCGAATCAAAATTCTCTAAAGCAGTTAAACCTTTAGACCCATATCTTTTCTCTAGCTCAGCCCTAACTTCTATGAGAGCAGCATGAGATCCCCTAGTTTTCTCTAGTAGCCTTATCTCTCTTGCCCTTTCTCCATTTAAAAAACTCAAAGATTCGACAGCCTTATCAGCATTGAATTTTAGAGGGTTTAATGTTTCACTTAAACCTTTAAGAGAAGCAATAACACCCGTAATAGCTGTACCAATAGCAGTAGCAGCAATACCCCCTGCAAAGCCTCCACCAGGAGTTACAGCTTCTCCCAGTGCTCCACCAGCCGCACCAAGAGCAGCAATAGCAGGGTTCTGTCCAAACAAAATAGGAAAACCACCACTAATCATCGCACTTTGCCCCATCCTTCCCCAAGGCATATTATCCCTTCTCCATCTAGATCCCCTTAATAACTGACCGTTTGACGCAAAGGATAAAGGAGAACTTGGGCCTCCGATAATGGTACTTCCTCCTCCTCTTCCTTTACGCCTACCACCACCACTACTCGATCCACTGACATTTTTTCCTGTCATTTTTGCTTGCTCTATTTCCGTTTCACGTAGGAGGTTTGTTAATTGATTTTGGTCTTGCGCTGTTATTGCTTTCTCTAGTTTAAGTCTCTTAGCACTGGTAGATACACCTTTTGCATCAAATTTGGCTAATAATTTTTCTATACGATGTTTGTCACTTAAAAAGTCTTTTTCTGCTTTAATCCTTAACTTTAACTGTTTGCCCCTTGCTTCTTCTAATTCCGTTGCGCTTTCTAGTTGCTCTAATTCTCTAGTTATCGTACCTGCTTTTCCTATATGATCTTTAGTTACTAATTTTCCATCCTTCCATTCTCCCCAGTAACCAGATCTTTTAAGTTCATTACTACCTCTAGACTTCATATCTATTCTTAAGTTAGTTATTCTCTCGTATTGATCTGCTAAGGATTTTAAATTCTTACGCATTAACTCAACTTCATGTCCCCCTGCTCCTTTAAAACTGTCCGCCAAAGCAAGTAGAGTGTTTCTTCTTCTAAGTAACCTTTCTTGTCTAATTGCAAATTTACCTGTATCTTTACGACCCAAATCTATAGGTAAAGCTGCACCTGATTTCGGTACTGGTGGAACTTTTGGGTTTTTATAGCCTGTATATACCTTAGTTCCATATTTATCTATTGGACCGTACATCCTCTGACCGTATGGCCCTTTTCTTGCTCTGTTTTCTCTTTCTTCAGCTTTCTCTCTTTTCTTAGCTTCAGCCACCTTTTTAGCTCTGTCTTCCGCCTTTTTCTCTGCCTCTGCTTTCTTTTCAGCTTGAGCAGCTAATTTTTTCTCAGCTTCAGTTTGTTTATTAATTAGTTCTAGATCTTTAAAATCTTGCTTTATCTGCTCATTCGCTACTTTAAGTTTTGCTTCTGCCCATTGAAATTTACCTTTTTCTGCGGCTTCCATAGTTGCACCAATATCCTTCTGCCTCCCTTCAACTTTTAGACCTATCTTCAATAATTTATTATTCTGAGCCGTAGCCCTTCCTTGTCTTACTCGAAAAGCATTTATCTTATCTGCGTTATAAAATCTTTGTCTTGCTTCCTTATCCTCATCTCTTTTATCACGTAATGCACGTGCTCTATTTTTCGCTTCATCCCTTTTATCTGGTGTAGACGCTACTTTTATAGTCTTACCTAACTTTTCCTTTATCTGAGTTCTCAGAGTTTTTAAATCCTGGCTGAACTGACGAGTAGCTAACTCGATGTTTACTGTATAGGTTGCGCCGCCTTCTGCCACTAGATTACCTAATCAATAGTATTAGTTTAGCGCACGTTCTTGTATTGAGCCTTTCTTCGAGCATCTTCGTATGCTTTTTCTTCTCTTTCACTTTTCAATTCGAGATATGCGCTCCATGCGTATAGCTCTTCTGTTGACATCGTAGTTGCTATTTCCTTATGTGTTTTGCCTAGCTTCTCCGCTATCGCAAATTGGAGATAGAGGTAATTATTCTTCTCCAGTTGTGCTTTTTACGGCTTCTGGGTCAACCTCATCCCCCAAGTCCTGCATCTTAGCCATTATGTCCAGTAGGACATTCAAAGGAACCTCTCTTCTCAAGGAAGGTCTATCGGCCTCTGTAAACAAAGATTTCCCTGCACTGTCCTGTGCTTTTTCGATAATTACCTGGAGCGCAAAGTCAAGACTACCTTCTTCATCCCCCCTATTCATCATCCTTAATGTGTTATTTATCTTGTCTCTGTCAGCAATAGTCATAACAGACCAGTATATCTTAAGTACTAACTCCTCTCCCTTGTAAATAGCGTAACTACTACGATTTTCGACATTGTAAGCTTTTTTCAGCTTGTCTATAGCACGTTCAGCAGCCATGTAATTTTGTATTTGTTTCTGTAGTATAACCTATGAGTAAAAATAGCAACTTTATAAATCCAAATAAGATTTAGGAGTGTATTTATACGATTCCCCAGAGAGACCTATATTACCTGTGTAATTCTTATTTCTCCAAGATACATCTCTATTCCCCTTGCGTATAACGAAGTTCTTAGATCGGAAACCTCTATTTATATCTCGCATTAAATACTCAGGATTATTCAAGTAAATTCTGTACCAACTAGCTTGGGGAAATATATTAGCTGTAAGCTGTCGGGTTTGTCCGTGTTGAGCATAAGTAACCTCATTACCTTCAATATCTAAAACTGCCTCATGGTGATGTATCTTCTTACCCCAGTAACCTGTTGCAAATAGGCCATGTTTAGAAGCGTTACCTATATATAAAGTTTGATTTATATTGACAACAGGAAACTCAGGTCGTTGTACTTCTCTAGGTCTTCTAGCTGCTTGTATGGCATCTTCATCCCACCAAGCAGGATTAGGTTCTCTATCTATCAAACCTCCCTGAACTGGATAATTACTAACTACCCAACTTTTAGAAAAAGTACCCGTCCACCACGGACCTTTTTTCTGTAAATTAAGAACTATTTCCTTTGTCGCTTCAGTTCTTGCCTGTTGTACGGCCTTTTCAATATCGTTAGCAAGACTTGTTAGTAGTTTCCTTCTAGGCATTGGCTGTAAAGGTGCAACTGACTGTACTTAAATAATGACTGTTATTTTCGGTATTAACAAAAGACGGTCCAGATATTTCTGAAACACGTGGAGATACAGAGTATGTGTCTGTGTAGTCAGAAGCATTTATAGAAATCAAACCGTCTATAACTGATTGAGATACAGCAGAAGATTCACCACTTCCTTTATCTTTTGGGGTTAAAATACCGCAACTTACTCTACCAGTGTAGTAAGTTTGGGCTGCTCCTTGAGGTTGGTAGGTGGCTGTATCAAAGTCTATACTTACAAGAACATACTTTTTCATTCTACCTGGAGTAGTAAAAGGAGTATTATCAAATACTACTGTAACCGTGGGTTGGTTGTCCTTTAAGGAATCTCTTATAGCAACTTCTAGGGCTGCTCTAGTTTTTACTAAAGTCATTAGAAAACCACATCTACACGAAAAAGATACTCCTGACCGCCCTTAAGTGTCCTTATATTAGTTATCTTTGCAATTCTGGCAGACCCAGAAAAAGTCAAAGTTACTTCGTCCTGCAAAAGAGGTTGATTATCCCCTATTAAGTCTGGAGTGATATATAGCCTAGCAGTATTTTCCTGATAACCCCCTTCCTCACTGGAGTCAACAAACTCAACAGGCACTTTAATAACGTAGTCTGTCTTAACAGCGTTTAAATTTCCCGTTGCTGCATTGTATGTACCCATAGTTTTGCGACTATAAGTAATACTTGTGTCCAAAGCTGCTCCAAGATCAGATACGACCTGCTTAGCGATTGCTTTTAATGCTGTGTCTAATGCTCCTGCCATAATTAACCTCTAACTACCCGAACTTGATAGCTG